TAGACTAGTACCAGATGTTTGTAACAATACACCACTATTGTTGGCACTTTGTATATCTCTAGTTGTTGCACCTATGATTTCCATTGCAGCAGTGTTGCTACCAGTAACTACATTGCTAATAAGAGTAGCAGTACCATTAGGATTAATATCAAATAATTTCCATGCTCCAGTAATATTGTTTACATTGAATCTACGATTGACTGTTAAATTACCAGTAGCACCTATTGTACCTAAAAAGAAATCTTCTGCTGGATTAACTAGATAAAGTGTGTTACCACTCATAATGAAATTACCAACAGTTAAGCCGGCGCCACCGCCGATAATCAAGTTACCGTTGTTAGCACCAATCGTTTGGTCAGTACCTAAATAATTATCATAGATATAAACTGTATTACTACCAAAGTATGATTGTTTAATTCTTCGTGTGGGTGATCCAAGTGTAAACTCATCAGTTGTCAATGGTACTAAATTACCAGCCCAAATAATACCACCACCTGAGCCAGGTGTCATAACAATATCAGTATTTGATTGTGTTGATATGTTTAACCCAGCGTTTAATGTTTGTCTTGCTATTGGAATCAGTGTACCAAATGATGGTAATGGAGTTGGCAAACCATAGAATGTGCTACCCGTTACAACAATATTACTATTGCCACCAGTACCAACATAGCGCACGGGACTAGGTACTGGTACACCAGTACCAGACAATATATCATTTATTTCTAGTGCTGGACTAGGGGTTGTAGTGAACTGAAATACTGCCCACGGTGCTGGAACTTCATTGGGATTACCATAACTACCTGCAGGTAACGCAGCCAACGTTCCGTTGCTATTTGCTAATATTTGATTAAGAGTTAATGTTGCGATAACATATACAACTTCGCCAACACCGCTTAATACTGTACCAGTTGGGATTTCAATTTGGTCTGTGTATAGTGTATTGCTACCGGTGTTAAATCTTAGATTACCGCTAGCACTAAAATTTCCGGCAGTGTTAAACTGTATCTCTGTGGTATTACCTGCGGCAACACCAGTCAAGTTAACATTAGTTAGATTGCTGCCGTCACCTGAGAAGTAAGTTGCAGATAATACATTGGTTGAACTATCAAATGTGAAGCTAGGTGAGCCACCAAAGTTACCATTGTTATTATATTGTACCCAAGTATTAGCACCGTATACAGTACCGTTACCAGAGCCGCCGCCGATTAATATGCCTCCCGGCGTACTACCATCACTAGCGTAGAATGCATTAGTATTTGGATTCCACCAAATACGGCCCTCTTGACCTACAAAGTTAGCTGAGTTGGCTCCGTTATCTCTACTAGTGAAAAGTTTCTGAATAAACCCGCTCACGGTAATCTCCCTATTCGTCTAGTGGTTCGTCATCACCCAATGCACTCAATACGACTGGATTTACATCCAAACCTGCATTTCGCATGATGACTTGTAAGTCATCATATCCGTGAGGAGATTCTTCATTTTCGGAATCGTTGTATATATTATCTACCCCTACTGCTTTTTTAAGCAATTCCATTTTTAGCTGTAGAGGAGGAACAAATAGATCATCTGGCTGTTGTTCTAGGTTAGAATCTGACTCCTTTGACCTTGAATCAATCATGTCTGCTAAAGAGCGTAGAATTTCACTAGGTTTCATAATATTAAAAATCCTCTGATAATGTATTTATCAGAGGATCTTAAAAGTTCTTATTTGATATCTAAAGGTCTTGCTTTAGTAGCAATAATACAATAATACTTTTCTATCATCGTCTTTGGCTCTTCATCAGGCTTTGATGGATCCGGAACCTTTAAATCAAACTCTAGATTATCGAACCTATTGATATCAAAACCGCAGCGAACTAAAAGTGCACCTAGCTGTGTCGAACCCAAAATACTGTAATGATTGAGATTGAACTCATGCTGACGTTCACAATCAGGAGCAGGAACTTCGATATAAATCTTGCTACCTTGCTTCAACACTCGATTGTATTCCATCAATGAAAAGATTGGATAAGGACTATGCTCTAATGCATGACGCAAGAAGATGAAATCTACTGATTCATCGTAGTAACCTTGCTTTTGCGGAAGGAAAGATAGATCATAACTTTTAATCGTATGACCCTTATCTTCACAAATCTTTTTATCTCCCGGACTTAGAGTGACACCAGTCAGATTAGTGTATCCTCTTTCTTTCATTTCGTCTAGGAAATATCCAGGACCGCATCCTAAATCAAGAATGACCGCATCTTTATCAAGATTTAAAGTGTCGATGTAAGTTTTTACAACTTCTGTGGTCATTTGTTTATGAAACTGGCTGTCACCTTCATCATGAATATGAGCAGTATATAGCCATTCATTGTAAAACTTAAGTTTTACGAGATCCAATGTAGTATTGATGTCGATTAGTGTTGTCATACATTTACTTATACATCAACCTAGAGTAGGAATTATTTTTTCTTTCTGAAGTCCGGCGGACTTTTTGCAACTGGACTCGTCACATTAGTATTTGACATCTCAGTACTGCGGTTATCACTAAGTTTCTTGATTCTTCCTGCACCTACAGACTTTGCAGCAACGTTAATGATTTCTAATTCTGCATCAGTGTACGTTGAGAGCAAAGGATCTCCTGCCATTGGGCCTACCGGCGGGGTCGGATAGTCAGGGGCGCCTGCCATCGCAATGCCGAAACGCCACTGCAAGTATGGACTGCCGCTTGACTTATTCATGCTAATATCTGGCATGGAGATAGCACCCTTGATCGCATCCATTTGACCATCAGCAAACGCTTTTGGTTGAGCCGGTTTATCTGATTCTGTTAAAAATTCCCATGCTCTCATTTTCTTTTATACCCCTTAAATCCGTTCACCGGACTTACCTTAACTACGTCAGGCATTTCTTGACTTTTCATAGTTGCAATTTGAATAGCATCACTGCCGGATAGTCCCATAGACTCTAATGCATCTTTAATATATTTTTCAGTATGAGGATCGTAACTAACCACAAATTCATTTTCCCCGAAGACTTTATCTTCTTCAAAAGGAGGAACACCATCTTTGCTACGCTGCTCAGCCCCCTTAGCACCGGCGATTGCTATACCAAAACGATATTGTAGATAAGGATCTTGATTTTTAAGTGCAGGAATTTTCCATGCACCAGGTAGTGCTAAAGCAATGTCTTGCTGTAAACTGCCGGTATGTCCCATATCAACTTCAGTGATAAATTCCTTTGCTCTCATGAGCTTTGCTCAGTTGTTATTGAAATTGAAGTTTCAGTAGATAATACTGAATTTGCTCCGTATCCATCCGGAGACAACGATAATCCAGGAATATTAGGTCCAGCCCACATGATTTGAGAAGCAATATAATGTGTTAGATCATCTGATGTCAATGGACTTACTGTGATCTGTACATTACCTGTGATATTGTTTACTGACATGTCATATCTAGACAGTGCATTTCCAAAAAAGGTTGATCCATAACCAGTGAACTTTACCGCAGTATGATCATTATTGATCTGAGCGAATAGTTGTATCGACTGGCTATTAGGAGTTCCACCGTCTGTAGTCTTGATGTAGAATTGACCTTCAGTGAAAGTATTAGCAGGAGTTTCAAAGATTACTTGACCTGCTGCATTTCCAAATGAGTATGCAACAGTAGAATTTAAGAAGGTTTGAAATAGGTTAGAGAAGTTATTATTGACTTTACTAAATGCAACACGTAGCGGATCACCCTCACCATCATTTGGATTGGCACCTATATTAATAATTTGTTGAGAATATTGTGGTGTTGTGCTCATCTACGTCTTCCGTCCTATATAGTATTTATCAGCGGAAGACCTAAACTACTTTTTGGTAGCCTTTTCAAAGATTTCTTTTTGTTGGTCATACCATTCTTGCCAAGCTTGATTCTTTCTTTTGCAATCATAGTATTTCACATAATTTTCTGTGACAACTACCATCAAGTCACTTAGCTTTGGATCATTTCTATCAGCCGGATTGAGTGGATCACATGTTTCTTTGAATGTAGGCGGTACATCTGGAAATTTTGCGGTGACTGGAACAGTGTGTGCACAACTAGTCAACAATAGAGCGAGAGGAAATAATAGAAACTTTTTCATCGTAGGAAGATTCCCAATGATACACTATTAGCTTTTGCTGATTTTCCTGAAGTAGGAGGTATGATTAATCCAGTAGCACGATTGTGTGCATCAATAACTTCAGGAGATACCTTACAATCATTATCTGCATGTTGCATAGCAGGATCAGTTTGCAAATACTTGATAATGGTCTGACCTTTATCATGCACTACCTGAACATCATGCTGAAATCCTTGTTCAAGCTTTAGATTGGTATTCGCTGCTTCGATCTGTGCATCTTTTAATTTAAGCTGCATGTCTTTAATGTCGTTGTCTACTTTTTGCTTGTATGCGAGTCCACCTTCAAGCCATAGCCCGGCGCATAGAATGATCAATCCAGCAATCTGGCCAGGAACCTTATACTTGTTCACAATGGGAATCATTCCCATAAATATTGCGACCAGCAGAATAATAATACCTGCTGCAAAAATCAAATGAGGAACAAATTCAGGAAATAATGATAATATCCACATAGTACATTTATTTATCAAAGAATTTCCAAATCTCTTGTGTTACTCGTAAAATTTCTTTATCTGTAAGTTCAGGATACATAGGAAGGCTCAATAGTCCCCGAGAAAGCATCACACTAACACTCATCATATCAGGTTTGATTTTGATATTCTTAGCGATAGGAAGTTCGCTCAGTGCATACGGATAGTGAATCTTAGTTTCTATTCCACTCATATCAAGGTGTTTAGCTAATTTGTTGCGGTCATCTGTATAGATAACAAATTTTTGATCAGTGTGTTCTTTGAACCCTTCACTCAAACATCTGATCGGTAATCCCTTCAATTGTTCAATGTAGGCAAATCTAATTTCTTTACGCCGTTCTTGCCATTGATCAATATATCGAGTCCGCACTAATAGATGAGCGCAATCTAATTCACTCATCTTAGAATTCGTCCCGACAATTTTATGTCCTGATTTGCCGTTGTCTTTATAAGAGGATAAATATTCAAACATATTCATGTTATGTGTAACAATAGCTCCTCCGTTTCCAGAAGCAGGTAAATTTTTAGTAGGATCAAAACTGATCGCCATGCCCCTGCCTATTTGGTTTTTCGCATTGAGCCAGTGTTGCGCACCGTCTATGAATAGATTATTATTTGTAGTAAAGTTAGGAGCTGCGCCGTATAGACCGACATGACAGTCATAATCACCAGGACCAGTTTCGGCTGCTATCATTAATCCGTTCTTATCAGTATCAGCTAATTCTACTTCCCAACCTACATTAAGGAAAGCATTGAGTGTTGCCGGATAAGTTAAATTAGGAATTCGTACTTTAGGATTTAACCCTGAGGTAAAAAGATCAATCTTGAATATTTCTTTTTCATATTTGGCTATGAACTCTAATGCTTGTGTACCGCTATGTGTTATGACCACATAAGGACATCCGGTTCTTTCTCTAAGCCAATCACAGAATCTATAAGTAAACTTACCATCGATAAGTTTACCAGATGACAATACCTCATCAGTAGCATGAAGTAGTTCTCGTTTGAGATTCTTATATTGTCTTTTTAGACCAAAATGGGCGATCTTTGAGGTACTCATAATATCTTTGAAATCCTTCTTCTATATCAATTGTAGGATTAAAAATAAAATCTCGTTTAGCAGCATCAATACTTAGCGTTGCTCTGCTAGGGAAATCTTCATCTCTATGAGTTATCCGTATTTTACCAGCCCCTACTATCTGTGTAATTAATTCTGCTGCTTCTAATAAAGTTCGTGCCTTACCTCGGGTAATATTATAAGTTTGTCGTGTTGATGATTTGTTCAAAGACGCTTGCACGATTCCAGAGGCAGTATCATCTACATAAGTAAAATCTAGTTTCTCATTCTTACCATGCACCTTCAATACATCATTGCGTATTGCTGCCATAAAAAATTTTGACACTACCCGATCTTCAACATCCCGTGGGCCGTATACTGCGCTTGGACGAACAATCGTGTAATCAAATTTTCCTTTATGGCCATAATCACGCACTAGCTGCTCTCCGGCTAATTTCATGATTGCATACTGTCCTTGTGGATTACACGCTGCATCCTCACCTGTGCCGTCTGAGTAAGCACCATAGACCATGCTGCTACTGACATACACGAAACGTCGAACATTATATTTGGAACTCAATTCACATAGATTAATGAGACCTTCGATCATTGTTTGTGCACCTTTTAGGGGATCAGCATTAACAACTTTTTGTCTAGGAAAGCTCGCAAGATGAATCACGAGTTCCGGTTTGAAAATACGAAAGACTGAATCTAGTCCTTCGCTTTTCTTAGCAATGTTGTAAACATGACACATCGCAGAAAAATATGCACTACGCTCATTGATTAACATATTGAGTTCATCTTCCGGAATGACTCCATAGTCAGTCATATTATCGATTATCTCTACATCATGTCCGTAATCTTCTAGCAGTGATACTACATTATGTCCGATAAATCCTATACCGCCTGTGACAAGAATCCTCAACGCTTAAACTCCATATAAGGAGCAATATCATTATCAAAAATCTGAGCCATATTACGATACAGAGCTTGTGCTTCTGAATCAGACATTCCTGACAAAGAATACAAGCTATCACCTTCAGGTATTCTCAATCCATAGTCATGTCGGAAGGTCATACACATATTATGAATAATTTGTTCACGTGTCATTTGAATTTCAATCTCCAAAAAGTATACATTTTGTCATCAAAATGTGCAGTTATTCGGTATACATAAGTAGCTGTAACTGGTTCTATCATCCGATGCCATTCAGGAGTCTTCAAGCTGTTCTGCATAACGAACTTTCCTTCTTCTGTGTTTTCCCATTCATACATGGGGTGTGCAGCATAGATGTCTGGGTCCTCTACATCTCCTACTCTAAATTCATGCACAATCACCTGCTTCAAACAGCCATCTCTGCTTTGATCATTCCGTGACTCTGATAACCTTCTAAGATAATATCTTCCATCTTAAAGTCATCAATATTTTTTACATTCGGGTTCAACCAGAGTGTAGGGAGAGGAAGAGGCTTGCGAGTGAGTTGCTCTTCTACCTGTTCAATGTGATTTCTATAGATATGCGTATCTCCGGTAGAAATTATAAGTTCACCTGCTTTGAGATCGCATACATGGGCAATCATATTAGTTAAAAGTGCATAACTTGCAATGTTAAAAGGGAGACCTAGAAAAACATCTACTGATCTCTGATACATATGACAGCTAAGATAACCTCTACTAACATAGAACTGACTCATAACATGACAAGGAGGAAGAGCCATTTGATCTAACTCGTCTACATTCCATGCAGATAAAATATGTCTACGACCATTAGGATCATTCTTGATACCATCGATAAGTTTTGCAAGTTGATCGACGCCTCGCCAGTCTCTCCATTGAACACCGTAGACACGACCTAAGTCTCCTTCGAAGTTGGCTTTGTGAATCCAGTAATCAGCTTGTGCGTTTCCTGTCCAAATGGTTGTCTTGTTACTATCGCGGGTATTGTGTAGGATTTCTGCCAGTCTACGCTCGTCTCCTGAGCCTTCAATGAACCACAGTAACTCAGCCTTACATGCGTTCCAAACAAGTTTCTTAGTTGTTACTGCGGGAAACTTCTCGCGCAAGTCAAAACGTAACTGCCTACCGAACACGCTGACGGTGCCTGTTCCTGTACGATCATTTCTTGTTTCTCCGTTTCTATCAAGAATGTCTTCTAATAGTTCTAGGTATTGGTTCATCTTCTTCTCCAAATCTGGTATTCATGATCTGAGAATCCTTCAGCGAAGGTTCTTATAAAATTCGTTTCTAAATATATTAGATCAATAAAAGTATCACAAGTGTAATGGTCATGTACTTTAGTGAGATGTACTTCATTGATATATGACCAACACTGTTCAATCAAGTTTGCTCCGCCAATCAGCCAGTAGAAATCACTATGATCTATAATGCTATCAACACAAACAACACCGTTCTGTTCAAAGGACCGTGAAGTAACAACAATATTTGTACGGTTTGGTAATGGTTTCTTTGGTAGGCTATCCCAGGTATTGCGTCCCATTATGACTGGATGCTTATCAGTGAGACGTTTGAATCTTGGCAAATCGCCCTGGATTTTAGTCCAGGGCAATCTATTTTGATAGCCTATTCCCCCATTGGGGTCACACGCTAATATAAGTTTCATAGTTTATTCAATAGCCTATCCGTTTCCGGTTGTACTGCTTCTGCTATACTCTGCACGTTTAATACGAATTCAATACTAGATACCTCATCCTCAAGTTCAACAAGGTGTTTAGTTATTACATCTTCAATCTGATCCGGTTCAAGTCCGTCTTTTAAAAGACGTTCGATATTGATAGTACGTTGCCTCTTGCGCTCTAGCTTTAGAATCAGCTTTTTAATGAACTCAATTGGAATTTTCTGTTTATCAACACCTTCAAGTAAACCTTCCCATTTCTTGATAAACTCAGGTGACATTTATAATAATCCTTTACGCGGCCGTAACAGGAGTTTTCTTAGGGCGTCCTTTTGATTTAGAAACAGGAGTTGCGTCCACAACTGGTGCAGCAGTGTTCATGACGACAGGTTCTGAAGCAGGATCAAGACTGCGTGCTTGTGCAAGGAGGTTTTCAGCTTCTGCTAGCAGACCCTTAGCTTCACGACTCATACGGTCAGCTTGTTGACGAAGGTTGCTAGCAAGTGCGGTATCACCTAATGCATCACCTGACGATGCCATGACCGGAGCTTGGTCGATTTCAGGTAGCTTGTCACCGCGCATTCTACGTGCAACAGCAGCCGGATCTTGCATACCCATCTGGCTGTCAATCTCAGCCATTCTCTTGACTGCATCTTCCCCTTGCTTCATGTCATCAAGCATCTTATTGAGTTCGTTAAGCTTGATACGAGTGCCTGGTGCAGGTGTCATCACGATTTGTTCGGTATTAACCTTCTTCAACATGCCTTCAGCGTGTAGCTTCTGAAGAATGATCTGTCCATCAGTGGTGTATGTGCGGTTAAGTGCGATAGCTAAGTCTTCGCTGCTCTGACCGATATCACTTTCGATGCATTGTACGAGTGGATCGTGAATATTACGATTTAAAATTTCAGTATAAACAATCAAGGCCATGTGAGGTTCACCGGGAACTTCTCGGAATACGATTGCTACCTTTCGGTCTCCGTGTTTACCCACGTGTCTAATAAAAGCCATTGCGTTTCTCCTTAAGGTTTTTTAGCACAAGTATTTAACAGGAAAAACGCTGGCTGAAAATTTATCCCCAGGTCAATTCATAGAAAACTGCTTCTTTGGGATCCTCAAAGGTAGGACATTTACTTCCAAACGCAATCTCGGTTGAAAAATAACCAGAAAATCTACCGTGCAATTTTTCTAGAATCCAGATTTTAGATTCACTGGTCATGGGAGTCTGGGTTTTGGTAAAGTGCATAGGACTTATCTGTAGTTCTCTCTCAGAAAACCAAGTGTCCAAATTAATATCTTCAATCGTTTTTGTCATCGTTGAGCAAAATATACAGTTCTTCCAGCTTGAGTAGCTGATCATTGATGGTAGGGTTAGTTTCTGCTAGTTCGCATATCTTCATAAGACGGTCTTGTCTTTTGATCTTGCGAAATGTTTCTTTAACAAAATCACGCCCGATAACTAAATGTCGGGCAGACGATCCATACTTTCTCGCATAGACCGTCTTCCCGTTATCCGGAGATTCATATATAAAATCACCCATTCGTGCAATCCTCTTACTTCTTGTGGTCATTGTAGATCGCAAATGTACCGAAGGGCGGATTCGGATTCGGATCACCGTGAATGATCCAAGTCGTGTCACAATAGTCTGCATCACCCCACGAACCAAACGGATAACCATCAGTGAAGACAACCAAACGATTGGGAACGATTGCTTCCTCTTTCAGATACTTAAAGATGCAATCGAAGTCAGTGCCTCCGCCACCTGCAAGTTCATAGGTATCAACAGTGTCGAGGTTCTCAGAAGTGAACTCCTGCATGTTGTAGACCTGCGTATCAAAGCAAGCGACGCGGATCTTGAACCCGTCAAACGCTTCCATCATGCCAGCGACTTCACTCAGAAATGCCATGCCCTGCTTGTTCGAGATAGAACCCGACATGTCAATGAACACCGTCACATCGATTTCCTCACCCGGGTTCATACCAGGCATGATCGCATCCATGTGCCAACCGCGACGAGAAGGACGCATCCAGCTGTAGTCAGACTTGATAGCAGAAGTCAGATTAGCTTGCAGCAGTTCACGCCAGGGCATGACCGGATCAGTCATCTGCTTGATCAGACGCTCGACGCCAGCAGGGACAGAACCAGCCTCAGCCTGTTGTGCAGCGTTGATGATAGCCTGCTTCACTTCCTGACGGATCTGTTCGCGTTCAGCAGCAGAGAGCTTCGGACGACCCTTGCCCTTCTGTTCGCCATCACCATCCTCACCTTCACCATCGCCTTCACCGTCGATGTGATCATCAATCATTTGATCCAGAAGGTCTTCGATGTTGATATACTGCACATTCTTCATGAGGTCATCATAGACTGCCTCAGCCTGCATGTTCTCATACTTGCGTTCATACAAGCAAGGAACCGAAGTGATGAACTCACCGACCTTATGACGCTTGAGGTCAGCGTTCACAACATAGTCATCTGCGATGTTCCAGATTTCAGGGTCACGGCTTTCACGACGATCAATGTGATCGTAGACCACGTGAAGGACCTCGTGACCGACGAGGAATTCAACTTCCTTCGTGCGAAGGAGCATGATGAAACGCGAGTTGTAATAGAACGTCTGACCGTCAGTTGCAGCAGTCGAGCACCATTCATCAGCATTGACCAGCTTGAGGCGGGTCGCAAGATTACCGAAAAACGAATGCTTGAGCAGCAGACCGATACGTGCAGTGATGAGGCGTTCACGCGCCTGAGCGTCGATCTTAGGATCAGTAGGACCCACAAGGTTCTCAAACTTCTTGCTGCGCGAACGCTTGCGCTTAGCGGGGGAAATAACTTCACTCATTGCAATCACCTTCTGTTCGATCATGTTGCTAATATAGTATGAGACAGGACCAAAGTCAAGCCTTAAAAAAAGGGGAGGGGCTGTCTCGGACCCCTCCCCGGAGCTTGCTGGCTTAGTTGCCAGCTTCCACAATGTACTTACCGTACTTCTTGTGGAATTCATCGAACGTGCGAAGCTGAGACGGTTCAATCGGCAGCCTGTACGTCTTGAGAGCAATCTTCGAACCCATCACGATCAGTTCGGTTTCGAAGTTCTTCATCATGTACTCGAAGAAGTTGTCAGCCATTTCATGGAACTTCTTCGTATCGACACGCTTATTGTCGATAGCATCCTTGAGTTCATAGCACATCGAAATCGTCAGCGAGTACATCGCAGAGATTTCCTTGACGTTGAGGTCCTTGACCTTACCTTCAAGGATCGCAGACGGCTCAGGCATGCGGCTAGCAACCTTACGATGAGCCATGAACTTCGTAGCGAGACCGTCACCGACCGCACCAGCGACGAGGTTGAACAGTGTGTCGTTGTCAACGTTGTCCTCGTCTTCAAGCAGATCACTCACGAACACCCACGAACGCGGGGTAGCAAATGCGCGGCTCGAACCCTTCGCATCGAAGTCATAACCGTCTTGTTTCGAGAACGAGAGATAACCAACCACATCACGATGCACTCCCTTGTTGACAGCCCACTGCTGCCAAGCACTGAAGTCATAACGCATCTCGAGGTGAACGAAACGGTTAGCAAGCGGCATCGGCATGCGATACGTGACACCCTTGTCGCTATCGCGGTTACCAGCAGCAACGATAACAACGTTGTCAGGCAGCTTGTACTTACCGATACGACGATTGAGAATAAGCTGATAACCAGCAGCCTGAACCGCGGGCGGTGCCGAGTTCATTTCGTCGAGAAAGAGAACGACGATCGGATATTGCGAGCAGATTTCCTCGCTCGGAAGATCGACCGGTTCAGCCCAGTCCATCTTGCCGATTTCCTTGTTGAAGAAAGGAATACCGCGAACATCAGTCGGCTCCATCTGAGCCATACGCATATCATACATATAACCGCTAAGTTCGTCAGTAATTTCCTGAACGACTTCAGACTTACCGATGCCCGGAGGGCCCCAAAGGAAGACAGGACGCTTCGCCTTGAATGCAGTGAGAAGCGCCTTGCGGGCCTGAATAGAAGTGATCGTGAGAGTGTCAGAGACATGAGACATATTTTAAAGCTCCGTTTTTTGTTGAAGAGAGTGAACCCGTCGCTCAATCTCTATATTGTGAATATAGTTGAAACGAAAACCTATGTCAACAGCTTTTTTGCCTTTTTTGAAATTTTTATGCCTTAGGTCGGGAGATGGACCAATGCCTTATTTAAAATCTAGGACTAGGTGACTACCGTTACGAAACCAGCAATCAGCTAGAGTACTCCATTTATCATATAATTCATCATCGACTATACGACAATGTTCTTCAGGACTAGCACCGAATCCACCGATCGGGCAGGGATGATAGTTGACCCAGTTTACCACAATGAAGCGTCCCTTGAACGTAGCCAGGATGCGTTCCCAAACTTTATCAAATGCAGGTTCAGGTATGTGTTCAAGACTTTCTACCATAAGAATAGTATCAAAGGTTGATAAATCAATCTGATCAAGGAGTTCATCTATAAACCCAATGAGTGGCTTAACCGGTTCAATTTGATAAGTTTGAGCAGTTTCATTATACCATTGCTCTGCGCCAGGTCCTGGCTCCACACTAACAACGTCAATTCCCATATGGTTAAGTGCAGTAGCCACTTCACCTCGGCCTCCGCCGATTTCCAATACACGTTTAGGATTACGAGTAGCATGTTCCTTTAAAAAGGGTATTTGGTGTTCAACACACCGATACTCATGATTTTCATTCCTGCCGATTTGGTCAGAATTAAACACGTTTGGAAATGCATCATTAAGTTGTTGCCAACTTATATTGTGTGCATAGCACAATGATGCAAATGCATCACCGAACTTAAGGCTTTGGTTTCTCCAACTATGTATGCCATCCGAACGGGTAAAGTAGGAGTAATCATATATTGCTGTCATTTCATTTACCTTTTTTTATAATGTTATAGTAATTCTCGGCAATCTTGCCGTCTGCCCGGGCTTGCGGAGGTATGCCCGCCCTGGAAGTCTTGAACCCGAACGCCTTAGCATTCTTCCTGATTGCGTCAGGACCTACGTCTACTGTGAGGGCAGTCTTGAAGCGAGGATCGTTCTTTTCTTTTGCTGATGGAATATATCCTGAGGCTTCACTTACTATTTCGATTTCATCATCAGGTACAATCTGTGCGGGTATCTCGGGCTTATTCAAGAGCTTATAAGCCTGAAAACGATGATGCCCGTCTATGACTTGATAACCATTTTCCCACTCACGAACTAGGATAGGTTTTATTTTTCTACCCTTTTCGATTTTACTCATTAATCTTTTCACCCATTTTTTTGCTTCAGGTGTTTCCATTTTTGACAATGGTTCAAAATGTACCAATTTTTTTAATGGAAGCATGACAACGGGTAATTTCTTCAAATTAGTATCATCTACAGTAGCACCAAAATTATCAGGGTCTGTGGAGAGTATGATAGAGGCTTCCGTCACACCAATTTGAGTTTTGTTGGTTGTGCTAGTACTATTTAACCAGTGTTGACCTGCTGGAGTAATCTTCCAACATTTTCTAATATTAGCAGTAGGATGAGTAGGAATCAGATAGTCAGTGTTAGGGTCTTCAATTTGCTGAATGTACCCGTCCCTTGCTAGACTTTTATAAACCCGAAGTTGAGCCGGTGATACTTGAAAATTGTCTTGACTGAATATATATCCGTGCTGTTGTACAGCATCTATTGTTTTAAGTAATAATAATTTTCCTAAACCAGTTCCTTTCAAGCTATCACTCAAAATTACAACATTGCTAATACTCATTTTTAAAATTGGTTTATTAACTTCTTTTGGATTATGTCGATTTACTTCGTGCCTGAGAAATTTAAATCTACCAACAAAAACATTGTCCACATACATTTCAACTAGCAGTTCGAACTTTGTTGGATGTTCTTTACGATCTTGTTGAACTATCACTCGAAATTCAGGTTTCTGAATTGGTGATACTCCAGTAGTTTCGTCAACATAAGGAAGGCGCACGTTTTGGTTATTATTAGAACCAGAATTCTTTGGCTCCTTAGGTTTTGGTCCTCTCCAACCGCGCTCCCAAGCCATAGCACCTTGTCGTGCAGCCTGTACTATACTTTTACCTAATCTTCTTGCTGCACGAACAAAATGATCGATCACTTGTTGTTTAGTAGTGTAGACCGGATATTCATCTTCTTCCGTTAAAGATTCGGTATCCTTTTTCTTGATCATGACCCCTGCAGGTCCTAACTTTATTTTAAATACATCGAAATTACTACCCAATATAGACTGAACATATTCTTTTAGTTCTGTAGATGTGAATCCCTTTTGATAGGTTCCGATCTGACTAATCATGGACATTGGCTCTTCGCCTGGAGTTCCTTTGATAGTGAGAACATCCCGTCCTCGGGTAGTAATGATTGCGACTCCGCCGGGGGCTAGAACCCTACCGATATTTCTAACTATCGAATCACGAATGCGCTCATCACCTGCATTAGGAACAACATTAAGCACATTCAGGCTCACGATTCTGTGATAGGAGTTATCCGGAATCTTAGTGACATCAACAAATTTAGGTTGGAATCCTTCTCCAGGATAAGGCTCATAGCTATCTGCATCTGGCCCTAGTTCACTGGTTCCAAGACCTAATCCTGCACCAAAGTCGAGTCCACGACCTTTCGCGCCTGTTCTTTTCAACAACTCGGCTGCTTTTTTATATGTAGGTAACGTACCTGCAATCTGTGTCTTACGTGCATTCTCCGGAGGGGGATTATCTTCAGTAAAAATACCACGTATGAATTTGTCCCATTCATTTTTCAACATAGCTGCTGCTTGTTGTCTCTCGTATGCAGCAGCAGCTATCTTTGCCTGTAGTGGATCGACCGGATTACTCATTCCCACTTCTTCCGGGCTTATATCATATTTTTGCATGAGTTCATCTACTTTAGCATTGAATGCTTCAGCTTCCTCCGGCGGTCTACCTGATGTATTTTTTAGTTTATTGATAAGATTGATCGCATCATCTTTTGATTCGACTGCCTCTTCAATGCTTAGATTCTGACCATGTAACTTGTTTCGTAGATCATACAATGCATCAATACCGCCCTGTGTTCGTATGGCTTTGAATGCGAGATTCTCAGGAGAGAATTCTCCACCTTTTGCGAGACCAGCTTTACGATAACGTTTGATAGTATCGATCACCTTAGCAACGCGATCAATATCAGCAGTCTTTAATGCGAGATCAACCAGCTCTGCTAGGTTTTCAAATTTGGCTTTGGTTGCTACTTCATCAAAATTTGCACGGCTTTTTTTAGGGACATGAATCCATTTATCATGTAGCACACTGTATTCACCTAAAGATACAACAGGCTCATTAGAATCTTGAACATAGAGTTCTACAGGAACACCGTGCACTGTGATGTCGTTCATATCATTGTAAAGGGTCTTTTTTGCATTGAATAATTCACGATAGATTTCATCGTTGGCTAACTTTTTTATATCCACAACGATATGAAGGTCTAGATCACTATGCGGTGTATATGAATATGCAGCGTTTGATCCTGATACAGTAATGTCCTTTACTGCTAGGTCATGTATTCCTAAAGTGGAAATAAAATCGTCAGCAATCTCAATTAATTGCTCACGCACCTCGGGATCAAGGCGTGTTCCAGTCCAGAGTTTAGGGTTAAGTTTGTTATGAAACTTAACCGCATCTGATAATTTAAATGATTCAAGTTCGTTAATGTCCATACTGTATTTATAAATTTTCGAACGTAAGATGCAATCTAGGTTCTTTGCCGGCATTCACAAAAGTATGCGGAATGCTATTGTTGACTATGTAAACTGATCCATCAGAGGGCATAGAAAAAGCCCTAGTATCATACACAAACTTACATCCGTTATTAGTTATAAGTGGAATATGTACACACATTTTACCGGGATCGGTGTGCCAATTGTAACATCTATTAGGTAATACTATTCGATAATTCACACTATTGAATTGTTGTAACGCAAAAATAGAATCTACTATAGATTTGGTATAAGGCAACCTTAGTAATTCTTCACTCATTATGTTATTACACATTAGATGGAATTTTTTTTGTACTAAAGTAACATTACCATGATCATCTACATCCTCTAATTTAGATTCGACCGTGCAGTATTCTTCATATAATACTGACACATTGACTTTTAAATCAGGGAGGCGATCAATAAAAAGAGTTATAGGTAGAGTCATGCACTTATTTATAGTGCTTGATTTTCCGTGTCTATTTATTCGCTATTGGATAGTCGTTTAGCTAGATTCTTTTGAATCTTTATATTTGCAGGCTGACCGGTACCCATGTCAGCATGAGTAAACACTCCATATAGCTTAATAATGGTAGGATTGCGGCCTGATAGTTCATATACAACACTGATATCAGGCGTGAGATGTGCCTTCATTGCTTTCGGAAGGTACTGCTTATATATACCTGTACCGGAAAATGGCTTATCATTTGTCCCAAATGGGTCCATAGGATTATTAGATTTAACTTCCTGAAATTGTTTAATCTTTTCTATGACGTTAGGTGTATCTTTAACAGCATTCAATACCGATTCAGTCCACAATGAACCTTCAACAAACTTAACTTTATTAGTTTCGGGTGTCTCACCCTTATTCTTAGACTTCGATGCCATTTTTTGCTGCTGCTTCATAGAGACGAGCAATCATTTCATCGCCGGTCATAGGCTCAGACCAAGGACCGTCCTTGCTCTTGACGATCTTGACAAGGTCTTCGGTCAACAGACCGGTATCATTTCCAGCATCAAGAGCTTCAAACAGAGCTTGTTCGCTGGGTTGGAGAACTTCAGTGATTTTCATGATACCTATCTCTCGTTGTTCAGTACATTAGTTATAGCAAAATGGGTTTCGAATGTCAACCGAAAATTTCAAAGCCATTGTTATAATTAAAGAAATCATGAATCAGATGATATGCGTGGATGTATTTTTCATATTCCCAATCATGCATTCTTTGTTCAAACCCTGTGTGGTCTATATCCATACGATTGGGTTTAGGACCAATATCACGTTCTAGCTCATTTTGGTCAATGATAGCGTCAACCTTTTGTGGATTCTTATGAATATAATCAGCGATAATATCTGCTAATGTATCATCATCTAGCTCGTAGTTGCCATCAGCATTTTTAGTAGTAGCTAGCTCTAGCCATTCATCCATTCTTGTCTGCTGACCACTTGGACGGGTCATGTGATTAATATAATCTTTAAGATGTTTGACATAGATGCTATAAATCTCATTAACGATCTGCGCTTCCATGCTTGAAAAATTTTCATACATTTGTGCTTCGTTGATGATGTTTACGTATTTTCTAAACCAAGATGAGTCGCTCATTAATAAATTCCCTGTTTAGATTATTTATTCTTATAAAGAAAAAGTGGGCCCGTTCTGTTGCCAGGTGGAACCCATACCCCGAATGATCATGCCGCTAGGGCAAGACCCTCATACGCATAGTTATCGTTTGCGTTTACGTTTTGTGGCACTTTGCCAGTCAATTAGTCTCGGCTTCCCTATTATCTATCAATCGATACTGGTCGCCCCCATAAGAAAGTGATGGTGGAGGCGGGGAGAATCGCACTCCCGTCTTGCCTAGTTTTCAG